CCTTAATGACGATAAGTTGGACCTCGTTTATCATAACCAGTAGTCTTGTGAAAGTGTAATCGTGAGAGTGATATTGTACTTTTTACCGCTTCGCTCTTTTTTCTCGTTAAATGCGGTATCGGTTATCGATACGGGTGTTTGAGTGCCGTCGATGTTTATCATTTGCACCTGATTCGAGAAAAGTAAATTTTTCAAGAATACGAACTCACCCTCTTGCAACCAGTCACTCGTTATGGTCATATTTCGCGACACGATATTCTCGCGGTCAAAAAGTTGACGGTCTGCGGGCAAAAAGACATCGGTCGAGTTGCGATATAAAACTCGACGATATTGCTTCCGTTCGATTTGGTTGTTCCATTCGTTTTTCTTAATAAAATTGAAATAGTCCCAACCGCTTCGCGAACTCACCCAACCAAGTCGAACGCGGTCGAATCGACAATCGACTTGACCATATGTTGCCGCATTATAGAAGCAATAAGGTATCGAGACGTTATTCGCGTCATTGTCCTCGATTTGAATCGTGTAATACGCCCAGTTGGCAAGGTTGTCGGGAGTATAAGTAACGTCAATGTCACCGCTTATGTTTTTGGGGAAACAAGGAATGTGAATGATTCCTTGAATGGGTGATACATCGAGCAAAAAATCATATGTAAACCCCGCATTGTCGTGAATAGTGTACTTGGCATAAAACGGAAAGTCATTCGATGCATAAACGTCGGTCGTAATAATCGAAAGCAACCCATAATCACTTTGAAAAGTTGGTATATATACGGCGGGCAAATCACCAACCGCAAATGAATCGGCCATATACCACTTATGCGTTGAGGCAAGTCGGTTGCTCAATGTGTATGAGTCAATTGAATTCATCGCGAATGAATATGGTTCGCCAACGGTGTCAGGGTTCGGACGATATCCATATGACGGCGATAGTGATGCGTTAAATACGCGAAGAGAAACGTCCTCGCGTGCTGATTCGTTCTCGGTCATTGTCGGTGCTCCGCCCACTGGCGTCACCAACCACCACTCTTGGAGTTGAACCGTGTAATCTTCGACGCCCTTTCCAACGGGTTCAACATTTATATTTGAAAAATCTGCGGAATGCCATCCGACTTGAGTGTCCTCATTGCGTAACTTGACCACACTTTGCAAGTCAAAAATCAACTTGCCGTCGATGTCGGGAGTCACTAAGAACTGAAGCACCTGACCAGTACTTGACGCGGTGACTTTCACCCCATATTTGAATTGTAACTCTCCCGTGTTGTCCGATGTAGCGATGAACATCAGTCGTTGACCTCGCGCCGTGAACGAGTACGGTTGTGATTCGATTGTAATTGCCATTATTTTATTCCTTTGCCCGATTGAGTTCGGGAGTTTAACAATAAACGTTTTTCGAGTTCATTTTTCAGCAAATCAAAAAACTCATCACCTCTTGCGTCAATCTCCTCGGTGATGGCCTCGTTGAAATAATTGATTCCGACGATACCCTTTCGACCGATGCTTTGCGCGATATTCCACGATGCAGAGCGGAGACGTGACTCGGTTGTCTTAATAAACTGACCCTTTTCGTTGCGGAGTCGAATCTTCCGAATTTTCAACCAGTCATATATCGAGTCCGATGGCGGTGCTTTGCTATTCGGTTTCCGACCATACTCGATGACGTCTGCGTATCGCTTAGTCAACCACGACTTGGTCGTGAAATCCATCGTGTACTTATTGTTGCGAACGCGCAACTTGTACGTCAGCGATTCCATCAGGTTTCCCGTAGCGACACGATTCCGACTCTTGCCTCGAATCGAACGCATCACCTTGAGGTTGCTCATCGCCCGACGAACGACCGACTCACCGAACGACTCAAGTATGTCGATGTCTTGACCTTTTGCCATTATGCAAGAGTGAGGTTGAGTTGTGTTGCCGCGATGATATACGCCTCGGTATTTGAGTCGCTACTCGCACCCCAATTGAGATAGTCATCACCAGTGATTTGAACTTGTCCCTCATATACGGGAATGCCGTCCGCGTCACATAAGGCGTATTGTAATGCGGCGCGAGTTTCGAGGTCGTCATAACTGATGTATAACTTGAGGCACACCGCGGTTTTCGTGTCGCCATCACTCCAAATGTCAAGAGGTTGTATGTTTTTCATTTTATCGTGTTAGTCTTAAGATTGAACCTTGCAATGAGGTTGTGCTTGTTGCGTTACTCATTTGAACCGCAATGTGTATATACTGGTCAACGGTTGTGTTTATTGTGGTGTTTGTTGGCGGGGCACTCCCTAAAACATAGGGGTTCGTTTGATTTAAGTTAAACCCATAACCTCGAATGTTGCCGCTTGTCCCCGCCGCCGTTATATAAAAATTTCTCATATAACACGGACTCCCCGTTCCGACCGTATTTTGAAAAAAAGCGATTTGCGTCGCGCCACTTAAGTTGTTCGCGTTGTTTAAGTAGACGCGCATAATTATGGTATTACCATTTGTTATTGTTGTAGATATGTGCGTAAACAACTCAAGATAATCGTTCGATTGTAACGTATTCGCGGGAATCAAAGCGGTGAACAAAATTGTGTTAGTCGTAGTATTAACCGCGCTTTGTCCCACCATATCTCGCCACGAAAGCATCGTTGAGATACCCAAATCACTCACTACTTGAGCGGGTGTTCGCGTGACGACTTGGTTGTTTGCGTTGATACGAATGAACGAGATAGCGTTCGGATTCGGAAGCGTTGCAATGTTAGTCCCGACATCGGTGAATCCGACCGCATTTTGTTTACCATTGAACGTTGACCAGTCCGTACTCGACAAAGCACCGCGATTCGATGCAGATGCCGTCGGCAAATCGAATGTATGAACCGAACCGCTTGAGTTGATTGCGAAATCCGTTCCTGACGTTCCCGTTGCAAACGTTTGAGTTGCGTCAGTCAGGCCATTGAGCGAACTCAATCCGATAGCATAGGTCGTGTGAACCTCTCCGATTTTGTTGCCTTCGGTGTAAAATGTCACAGTCTTGCCGTTGGTGTTTTGAATATCGAACTCGATGTGTATTCGGTCGGCCGCAAGTGTCACCGTGTTCGGAACGGATATCGTGAACGTATATAAATCGGGCGTGCTTCCGTTCGTAATCTCCTCCATTGTCGAGGTTGCAATCAACGTGAAAGTGCTACCGTTGTATGTGTATAGTTTGGCCAGTATTTGAGCGTGATTTGAACCTCCGCCCGTCTCACTCAAGTAAACATCGAGAGTCCAAACACCCGACGGAATGATGAGGTGATTCGGAGACCCGACATCGGTGATGAACCGAGCAATCACACCCGTTGTCGCCCTTGTAAAGTTTGCCGCCGGGCCAGTATTCGCCGCAGTTCCGAGTTCATAGTAATCGTTGCCGCCGATGCTCGGTTGCGAGACGTTGCCGTTAAAGTAAAAAATTTGACCGCCACCGCCGCCCGTGCTCGGAAAGTTGGCGAGCGTGCCATCACCTCGGACGTATTGGTCAATGGTTCCCGCTCCCGTGACGGCAAGTGTTCCCGATGTGGTCACTGGCGAGTTCGCGACATTAAATGCTGATGGCATCGAGAGACCGACCGATGTGACCGAACCGCCTCCGCTCGTTGGCGTTGCCGCTTCCCATTCGTTCGTCGTGTCGTTATATGTGAGCACCTGACCATTCGACGGACTCGAAACGTTTACATCGCCAAGGTCATCCAAGTTTGTTGGAATCGTCGGGAGATTGTCAAGGTCGCCATAATCGTTTGAATAAGCGGCCGCACCAAGTTGGCCGTTGACGAACTCATTGTTTGCCGCGTCAAATAACAACGTGTCATTTTGAAGCGGAGTCGCAATGTCGACGTCGGTTAAATCGCGCAACTCTGTCGGAATCGTCGGTTTGTTTATTATTTGATTGTCGCCAGTTGTCGCGTTCCAATCTGCGGGCGTTTGACGTTGACGATACCCCGCTCCGACCAACGTCCAATATGACGCATTCGTCGGAATGATTGCGTCGTTACTTGCGATGCATCGATATACATTACCACTATACCAAACCAAATCGCCGACGACGTACTGGTTGCCAAGCGTATCATTGTGATTGATGTTATATTCGGTGCTCGAAAGCGTTCCCGAACCGCCACCGCCGCTTGAGTTGATTTGAACGCGACCGTCACCCAAGTCTTGAATCGTCGTGTTTGTGCCGTCAACCAAATCGAGAAGCATTTGAACGACGTTATTCGTGCCGTTGACCTTTAACACAAGGCCAGTGCCACCGCCACCCGAACCGCCCGAACCCGAACCGCCCGCACTCCAATCAGCGGGAATCTCGCAAGCACTCCAATCATTCGGGAATGTCATCGACAACTTGCAATTTACCCCCGTGAGCGTGTGAGTGTACTCCTCGATGAATGGTTCGATTGTCGTCCCGCCCTCAAGAGTGACCTCAGTTCCGAAGATGATGCCTCCATTCTTAATCTCGCTGATTAAGTCCTCGGCCAAGCGGATGCAGTCACTCAACGACTCACGTTGATACTCGGTCGGAGTTTCCTTATCGCGAGGCAAGTCAGCAAACACGACATCGAATTCATACGACATTGACCCGTCACTGGGTGTCATCGATACGGGGACAACGTGCATCCAAGGATATTGATTGTCTTGAACGATGTCGGTCACATCGATTTGACCGTGTGAAAAGCGGCGAATGAGATAGTGCCCATCGGCGAACGCCTTGAACCGCTCAATGACTATGTTATATGATGTCTTAGTAAGCATTGCTCTGCATTTTTATTCGTTGTCGTTGTGTGTCGTTGTAATCTCTCAAATAACTCAAGTGCGTCATCACCTCATATACTGGTCGGTTGAGTACCGCATCGAATTTCGTGATGTCTCGGTCGGCAAGTGTCTCGATGATATTCATCCAACCCCATCGGTTCATATCATTGCCTCCAATTGACTCCTCATCATCTTCGTCTCCTCCTCCAAAAAGTGAACTGAACTTTGTACCAATTCGCTTAGAATAGTCGAAAAAAAAACCAACACTCCGTGAACTTGCGCCATCGTGAGCAACTTGACTGATTCGATGTAATACTTGACTCGGTCAACGTCATATGTATCGATTTCGTAGTGCTTGCCGAATCGCGCCTTAATCGGTCGGTAAAGTATCGCCATTAAGTTCGGGAGATGCGAGTAGTCGAGTTGCTCCTTATCTTTCCAAATTGCTTGAGCATATGTGTCGAGGTCGATGTGCTCCCGGAGAGATAGTGCGTCAATGTCAGGAACGAATCCGAGGTCGGTGTCACCTTTCACGACGTAATCGAGTCGGGGAGTGCCATTGTCAAGGGCGGTCGAGTATTCGTTCACGATTGTCTCAATGGTTGACGCTTGCCACGACTCAACGGTCTTTTTAGATGCGCCAGTGATGAGCATCACCTTGTCGACGTCGGACTTGAGCACGTGATAGCGCACGAACTCGCCGAGCGTGATGTCATTGTAGTTTTGAGGGACGTTTATCTTCATAGGTTCGCGGCGATGTGAATAATGGGTTGACCCTCGTTGCCAGTCAATTCGGTGCGCTCTACGAAACCGCGCTTTTTACCCTTGGTCTTGAGGTAAAAAATTGTCGAGGCGACATCGCCACTATCGATGAGCGTATGCAATTTGGACTCGGCGAAATCGAGAACCATATCACCAATTGATTCAACCTCGGACTTGTAATTCTCATCCTCTCGCAACCAACGATAATGGGTCTCGCGCGATATACCTACAATCTTGCAAGCGGCGGTCACGATGCCAAGACTCTTTTCAAGTGCCTCAATCATCGCTCTTTTTTGTATGTCATTACTCGTCATAGACTTCGATTGTTAAAAATACGTTTTTCCTTATTTTACTGGTGTTTCATCGGCGGCGAAATCGCACTTAGGTGCGTTCTTTCCATTGCATTTGACAAACCGCATACCGTTGCTTTGGGTCTTTATACTCGGCAATCATCTTAGTCTCGGCCATACATCGACCGACGAACTCGCTTTTGTCCTCTTTTGCGCTTGGTTTTGGTAACGGCATAGTCTAATATCGGGTTGTTTGTTTTATCGCGTCAATTGCGCCCATAACCGCCCATATACCTATGAGGAGCATTATTGTTGAATAGATTGCGCTATGCATAGTCATCGGCGTTAAATAGGATTCCTTTTGAGTGCGGTGCTCTTGCGTTTATCTTGTCGACTTGTTCCTTGGAATTGTCGTAGTGTGTTCCGATGTGATGCTTCATCACGAATGTGTACTTGTCCATTCCTTGGGTGAAAATCACGTTTGCTCTGCTTATTCCAATTCGGTCGGCTACATTAAAAACGGATAGACCCTCCGATTTTCTGCGGGCGGTCAGGATGAGCACCTCAAGACCGTCAGCGAGGGCGTTTTTTGCGAGTCGCTTGCCTTGTGGGGTTGTGAGTACGCCGTCGTAATCAAACGAGACGCGGGTTCGTGCGAGGTATTTGTTCATATGTTTAATTTTAGTCGGTACAAAATCCACCTTGACACCCCGTGCCAGTGCCAAAAGCGAAATCGGTTTGCAGTCCTAATCTCTTAATGTTTGAGTATGACATCTCTTTTTTCCATTGCATCAGTTTGTTTCCCGATTTTGTTGGTTTCTCTTGCTCGGCGAACCATCGCATTTTGTTCGGTTCGTCTTCATAGTTTTTCCTGAGTTGTTGCAATGGTTTGTGAAAGCACCCGACGCAATTGCTATCACTGGGGAATGTCAATTTTGATTTTATCGCCCACCTTGCTACATCGCTATGCAGTACCTTGTCATCAATCATTGGATAATTATTGACCCTCCATTCAATATCGCCCCATCTATTTTTTCCGTCTTCCCTTTTGCCGATGATTGTCTTAAAATGAGTATTTTGATAGTTCGCGCGTTCCATCTCATCGTAACGAAACCCGATATTCATATTGACAATGCCATATCTTGGATATAGATAGTCAAAAATCGGCTTTATTTTCATTTGATTCGTGCAAAATCGGAGCATAAAGTTCGGCAATATACCGCCTTGTTTTTTAATTACGGTCTCGAAAGTGTCGCCAACAACCCAAGTGATAGGAGTGCCCTTCATTTGCTCAAGGTCAAACAATGCTTTCAATGTCAAATCGGACTCAGCGGTCGCAATAAACTCCCGACCAATTTTGTCACTTATCATTTGAATCAACCCTCGGTCTTTTGGTGAGCATCGAGGTTCTTCGATAGTCACTAGGGAAAAAATGTCAATATCGGCGCGGTAATGCACCGACATATAACTTGACGTTTTACCTCCGCTGATAGAGTTAACCGTTATCATTTTCGTTGATGTGTCGTTTTAGTTCGCTGAGAATTGCCTTGGCGTTACAACTGGTGCAAGAGATTCGTTGGTCGCTCATCTTGTTGAACCATTTGGTGATTTCGGTGATGATTTTCGGGTCATTTAAAGTCCCCGTCTTGGGCAAGGAATTGAGAAACGTCTTAAGTTGTTCGACGTCTTCATCGGTCAACTTATACTTTCCCCATTTACCGACCGGGCACTCGGCCAGTCTCAACCAGGTTTTGAGTCGCATATCGCAACCGCACAATCTTGCTTTACGTCGATAGTAGGTCACAACATTCTCGTCATCTTGGTCGTCGATTTTGTTGCCGATGAACTTAGTCCCGCACGAATGCGTTTGCTCTTTATAGTATTTGCACCCTCGACAAGTGTCGAATCGTTCCTTTCGGACAGTGTTCGGTACGTTAAAATTGAACATTGCGTTTGATTTTGTTGATTGCTTTCTCCACTAACTTA